TTTGATTGTTAAAGTTTCTGTGTAATCAGCGTCCTGGTCAATAGTGATGTTTTGTATTGTTGCCATTAGTCAACTTCCTATATATTAAATCTTTCTTATATTTATAAGATATTTAAAACGCCCAACTAACAAACGAGTATCTAGTACCTTTCGTGCATTCCGTAACCTCGTGAGGATACATAAAATTAGACGGAAACATCAATATATCTCCTGTCTTTAACTTAATTTCTTTACCTCTACAATGAAATTCTGAGCCTTCATAGTCTTCGTTTAGATTTGCAACAATTGATACAATAGGAACTCCTTTCATTTTACCATCAAAAATAGTATGTATATGATCGTAATGTTTTCTCATTAGAGTACCTACTTCATACTTATTAAAACGAATAGGACTGAATTTAGTAAGCCATTGATTACCAGTCTTTTCACCTTCTACGGAGCATATCTTCTGATATTCATCTAGTGCCTGAATAAGAGGTGATGTAAGCTTATTCTGTTGTTCTTTTGTGCAAGGCATTACATCTAATTCTTTTGTAGATTCAGAATGATAATCTCCAGTGGTATAATTGTTCCACTCATGTTTTTTCCATTCTTTTTTATTATTCTCATTAATTATCTCTTGACATAACTCTTTTGATATGGTGTTTTTAATTATGATATAATCTTCAATTTGATTCATTCACTAAGCTCCTTATATCTAAATGCGTTAAAGTTTCTTCACTTCCTAATACATCAATACAGAAAGTATTAAATGACAAACTAATTCTTTCTTCATCACCTTGATTTATAGGAACACTATGATTTAAATTAGATGGAAATAATATTAACTCTCCAGCCAAACATGGTAATATAAACATTTCCGAATTTATGATATTATATTTTTCAGGATGAAGTTTTATACTGTGTTGTTGTGATCTGCCAAATTGTATAGGTGGTAGTTTAGGGTCTTGTCTTAAATAAAACACTCCACTTACTATACTATTTGGATGAGAATGAGGGTGATGTTGTGAACCTTTAGGATTTTTATTACTCCAACATTGAGTAATCGTTAATTTTTGTTTTGACAGATAAATATTTTTTGTAAAATCGTCTATACACTCTTTAAAGAATAAACTTATATCTTTTAATTCTTTGTGTTTTGTTAGATAGGTATCTTTACTTTTAAAGTTACCATTATTTTTTTGTTCAGTCCACTCAACACCTTCAATGTATTTTAATTCTTTATCTATACTGTTTTCGTATTTGTATATTTGAACTGGTGTAGGAAACACTTGTATCAATTCATCTACTTTCATTATTTAACCTTTCATAATATTATATAAGTATTTATAACAGTTTATTAAGCTAGTCCTCCATGACCATTTCCCATTCCTGCACATTCTGCTCTTGTTGCTGACATATCACCAAAATCAGTAGCGTCACCTGCTGAAGCAATTGTAATATAATCCAGTGTATCTGAAAAACCTGAACTTAAAGATCCTCCCATCATAACTCCTCTAGTGTGACTACAAGCAGCACCAAATTTGGCTCTTCCTGCAGTTAAATCACCAAAGTCTGTTGCGTCACCAGTTGAAGCCATTGTTATATATTCCATAGTGTTTGAAGCACCTTGACCACCTACTCTAACTCCTCTTACTGGAGAAGAAACAGCTTCGCCTGCACCTACGGCAGCAACAGCATCTCCAAAATCAGAAAAATCTCCTAATGAAGCGATTGCGTGATAATCAATTGTATTGACATTATAAGAACCGTATCTAATAACTCTAGTTGTGCTTGCCATACCTGCAGCTTCAGTTGCCCCAACTGATAGATCACCAAAGTCAGCCGCATTACCAAGTGTCGCTGGCGCCCAATAATCAACTGTTGTTAAATTACCGTTAGCATTATATGCACCCATTCTAAAACTTCTTACATCATTTCCTCCTGGTCCTCCATTACTACCGTAAGCTGCGGCAGTAGCATCTCCAAAGTCTGCAAAGTTTCCTCGTGAAGCAAATTCACAATAGTCCATAACGTTAGTGGTATCTGGAGAACCACCTCCTGTGTATCCAGTAGCACGAATACCTCTTGTTCTATTACCAACCATGGTAAATGAGTTTGTAACTGCAGCAGTCAACTCTCCAAAATTACTTGATCTACCTAATGTTTCAACTTGTATTACTTCACAATTTGATCTGTATGTACCAGCTGAAGCACCAAAATAACCACCACCAAACATACCTATTGTTCGTCCTGGTGATCTTGGCGGCGTATCCTTTGATGGTAAACCAGTAACTTGTGGTCTTTGTATTTCGTCAAAATCTATACCTCCGTGAGAACTATCTATACCACAAGGATGGTGTCTAGCAGAAGTAAGATCACCAAAATCAGTAGCGTCTCCTGTTGTAGCAATTTCTACTGATTCCATTACATTGGTATTACCAGGGACAAGTCCTCCACCCACAATACCTCTTATACTATTATCGAGTCCATCAGGTCTTCTTGTACCAGCTGATAAATCTCCAAAATCAGAACCTGTTCCTGTGGCTGCTAATGCGATTAATTGTATAACATTTGTATATGCTCCATCAATTCTACCTCCAGCATGAACGCCTCTAACATTTGAAGAAAAAGCGGCACCCTCATTTGTACCTGTAGCCATATCTCCATAGTCTGTAGCGTTTCCTGTCGTTGCAATAAGAACAGTATCACAATGAGTACCATAGTCAGTAAAACTGTTATTACCTGATCCAGCCATTGAATAAGCTCTTGTAGTACTTCCTGCACCTTTAGGACCCATTCTAACAGCAGTCAGGTCACCAAAGTCTGTTGCATTACCTAATGAACCTATTGTTATAAAATCTATTGTATTTGATACATATGGACTTGCTATGACAGGAGTATAAGTACCAAAACTTACTCCTCTAATATTATTACTATGACCAGCTCTAAAACCACCAGGTTGAGTGCTATCTCCAAAATCTGAAAAATTTCCTTGTGAAGCCCAATTTATATAGTCAATATTATTTAAATAATTTACCTGATCTTCACCTGCATATTGTATACCTCTTGTAGAACTACCAAAACCACAACCACATTGATTACCTCTTACTAAATCTCCAAAATCTGTAGCATTACCTCTATTATTAACATTTACTCGGTCAACTACACCAACATTGCTTGGTGTTGCACCACCAGCAAATAAACCTAACTGTGCTCCTCTTGAAGCAGTATTTTTTCTAACTAAATTATTTCTTTCTTTTATTGTCCAAACAGACATTAGATTTTATCTCCCATTTTATTTTCCATTGTTTAAACCACCATGTCCGCCAGAAGCACCACCTAAATTATTTCTTACGGCTGTTAAATTTCCAAAGTCAACGGCAAGACCGCCTGTTGCAATTTCAAAATAATCTATTATATTTACTTGAGCAGGAACGGTATTACCACCACCCCAAACACCTCTTACTGAATTACTACCTGCGGCTGGAGAATATCTTGCAGCTGTTAAATCTCCAAAAGCATTAGCATTACCTTGTGAGGCAATCGTTATAAATTCTGTTTTTGATGTTTTAGCAGAAATATATCCTCCACCACAAACACCCCTTGTAGATGAAGAAGTGCATCCTAATGATCCTGTAACGGCAGTTAAATCTCCAAAGTCTAATGCATTACCTGTTGTCGCTATCTCTACAAAATCAATAACATTTTGTGAAGCTGGAACTTGACCACCCATAAAACAAGCTCTCGTAGGAGAGGAAGGTTGATTACCATGATTTCTTCTTGCAACTGTTAAATTTCCAAAGTCTGTACCATCACCAGCTGATGACATAGTAATATAGTCTATGACATTTATATCAGGATCACCATCACCACCAGAGAATAATCCTCTTGTTGAATTCGAAGCACCACCTCTAAAATAAGTACCACCTATTGAGTCACCAAAATCAGTAGCATTTGCTAACGTTTGAAAAGAAACCATATCTATAGCGTTTGATGGACTTGCACCAATTAAAAAGAATCCTCTTGTATGACTACCAAATCCTCCTGCACATTCTCCACCTGCTGTCAAATCACCAAAGTCTGTCGCATTACCTGTTGTACCAATTTCTACATAATCTATTACATCTGATTCACCTTGGTTACCACCAGCAAATAACATTCGTGTTCCCACATTACGCCATAGACCTGATTTAACAGCATCAGAAAGCTCTTTCATCTTCCATACGCCTTGACAGTCATCTATTTGTGGATACTTAGCCATTTAAAATTCCTTAAATATTTAATTTACTTTTTAGCCCAAATTTCGTTAGCAGCAGTTGTTTGATTAAGTGCAACTTTATTACCGTCTGAATCTAATTCTCCTGTTGTCCAATCAGATGTATAAGTATCTAAATAAGTTTTAATCGCAGCTGCATTTGCAAATACACCTAGACCTTCTTCAGATGAACCGTCAACGGTTACACCAATCAGATCCCAATCTTGTGGTGAAGCATTACTATTTGCTTTTGGATAATAACCACCGTCTTCTATATAAGTAGGAATTGTTCCTTCAGCAGTTAGATTATACTTGATTATCTTGTTCGCCATCTTTTTTCTCTCCTGTTAATAACTTTGTGTTTAACGAATCTTCATCATATAATGTAAATCCTCTTCTTTCAGCAAATTTCTCTGCGTCAGGAGAAAACTTATCAGCACACGCCTCTAACCATTTCATAGTCATCTCATGGGTAGGTGCTTTACCTTCATTTATTAATTTGTTTTCCATTTCAAGATAAGCATAAACTTCAGCCTGTGCTTGTGCCGAGTTGATTCCCATATCAAATAGATAAATCATATTACCTTCATCTATTACACCACCTCTTGATCTTGCAGCGTTTAATCCTTGTTTCATACAAGTCATAACATGATATCTTGCTTCTTCTTTTTCGTATTCTTCTTCAGTAATATCTTCTTTATCTAATTTTTTAAGAATACTCTTGTACTGTGTAGTGAAGAAAGACATTTTACGAACAGCACCTGTGATAGAGTTTTGTATATTGTTCATATTGACTTTAATCTCTAAAATCTCTACATCTAACAACTCTTTATCAAACTCATCAAGACTTTCATCGGTAGCAAGTTTATGTTCTTTTTGTCTTAACTCAATGTCTTTTTTCTTCATCTTCAAATGTGCTTCTTCTAAAGCCATTCGAGTCTTATCTAATTCTGCTAAAGTGTGTTTCACACTTCTTACTGGTGTTATAGCAGTCACGTCTAACATTACACCCATAAATTGTGAGTGAGATTTATAGAAGTTAGAACTAGACTTCTTAATTGCAGGTAAATTAGTAGTTATGTTTTTCAACATACCTTTATACTCCTCTTTCATAAGAGGATTATTCGCCATACTTTTTATAATCAAATCATTTCGATCAAAACTGTCAGCATTTGCTAACTCATTTTTTTTAACATTATCAGTCATTCTATTTTACCTTCCAAAAGTTTAGATTATTATATTTTTCAATGATACTCTTTGGTAGAATATCGTTTACATTTTCTTTAAATTCATTATAGTTATTACTATTTATACTATTTGTTTCTATGGTATGTAGGTTTTGCCCAACTATATTGTCATCATATTTCATACCATTGACTTGAAATTGATCTAGTCTATTATATCTGTGATTAAAACGATATAT